AGTCACCGCGATGATCCCTGCGGTCTGTCCACTGAACGGCCCGTCGAGCCAGCGCAATGTTCCGCCAACCAGATCGGACATGGTTGCGGCGCTGGTGACGGTCGCAGCATTGTTGATCGGGTCGAAGGCGCCGAGTGTTCCCGCGTGGGTAAAGCGGGCGGGTGAGAGCGTACAGCCGGGCCCGCAGAAAACCGCACGGCAGCTCGGGCTGGTCCGCGGCACCGGATCGCGGCCCAATTCGGCTTTGCGGCTAACCAGCGCAGCCGTGAACCCGCCAGCTTCCTCAGCCACGCTGCCGATAGTGCCACGGTAGATCACGTGACGATCCAGGCTTTCCCAATCGACCAATCCGATCAGCACGCGGGCACCATCATAGCGCCCTTTGGCCAGGTCATCAGCTGCAATCGAATCGTGGCTGAGCGCGCCCTGAACTTCGGCGCTGTCAGGTTCAAAATCGGCTGAGCGGCGGATCGCTGACGGAACCATGCCAGGCGCGGCGCGGTGCAGCAGGCCATCGAACCATAGATCGCGGTCATGAGTGGTGAACCCCAGCGTTACGCCATCACGGCGAATCACCCGCCAGAAGCTGGCTGCAGTTTCGAGCGGGGCAGCGAACCAGACCCGGCTCACACTTCACCTTCGCGGATCTCGATGACCGGCACACTGGGAGCCTCGCCAGCCGCAAATACTGCGCCCGATACCTCCAGCTTATCCTCGGCAAAGCGGACCGGAACGTCAAACAGGAACCCGGCCCGAACAAGTTTGCCCGTAGCTGGCGGGCTGGTGAAACGGAGAACGCCGCCTGGATCGAGCGTGAAGGCGGTAGTAGCCAAGCCATCTATACTGACCACAATCGAATCGACGCGAGGGCGGGTAATCCGGCGCAACTGCTCGGCTCCATCTTCGCCATAGCGCTTGAGCAGCGGGAAACTTGCCTTCAGTCCGTCACCGTTGCCAAGCAACTGGTCGGTGGCGGTGGGTACGCCGGTCATCGCGTTCGAGCTGAAATCCGAAGGGTCACGCAGCCGAAATCCGCGCGCCGCGCCGCGCCGCGCCCGGAAGAATGACAGCAACACGCCGAGTTCTGCTTCGCTGCGGATCCCGGGGCCGACATCGAAGCGCAGCCGCGCATCGGACCACAGGCTGTTGCGGCGTTCAAATCCGGAGGCAGTGACCGCTACGCTGGTCGAGAATTCCGGAGTCACCATGGCATCGCGGCCGAGCGCGAGGGGGTAGGGAACATCGTCAAAGGGCAGCATATCGTCCTCTTCAGTCGGAGGGGGCAGGCGGACAAAGCCGTCACGGCAGACTTGCGGCAGAGCCCAGACGAAGCGTTCATGCGCCTGGCGAGTGGCAGCCTCGTCTATCCCGGCATCGATCCTGCGCCACAATTCGCGGTCAGCAGGATCGAGCACAAAGCCCGCGAGATAGTCGGTCGCTGCGGCGGGATAATCCAGCCGCGCGGCAATGGCGCCATAGGCATCGCGGCGGAACGCCTCTGCGCCGCTGGTCAGCCAGTCATAGTCCTCCACCTGCAGTCGGTCGAAGGCGGGCCTCGCCCAACCGACCGGGAGGTTGGCGCGGCGGACCTCGGGCATCGCCGGATCGAGCACGCCGGGCAGGAAGGTCAGCAACAGGACCTCGGCACTAGCAGGGGCGGCAGCGGCGCGGACGGCGTTAGTCAGCGCCGCGGTTGAACCCGCCAGCAGCGCACCTGCTGCATCGAGCAATGCAAGCTGGGCGGCGGGCAGGCTTTGGCGCAAGTCGGCGACCACAACGGGATTGCCGCCTAGCGCAGCCTTGGCGGCATCGTCGTAAAGGCATGGGCGCCCATCGGCCATGATCCACCACCACGGTTCACCAATCTGAAAGCGGACTGGAACCGCAGCCTCTTCCATCAGCGTGACGAAGCCAGCGGCAACTGACTGGAGCCAGCCCATCGCCGCGCTACTGGCGGGCGACAACAGCGCCGAAGGTGGATCCCAGCCAGTGCGGGCCGGATCACCATTGCTGGCGCGCTGCTGCCAGCTTGCGGGGCAATGCTGGGCCAAAAGCTCATACGACAGCGAAGCGATGGGCGAAAACCCGGCGTACTTTGCAGCAGCAAAGAATGCGCGGTGCCAGACCTTGGCCGGGGTACAGAGTGGATCGCCGCTGACAGGAACCAGATAGTCGCCGCCCTGTGCAGTGAGCCGCATGAAATGGCTCATGCCGACATAGTGTAGCAGGCTGCCGCGGTAGCCGAGCTGGAGCGCATTCCGGATCAGCCGATCGGGCGACTGATTGGTAGCATCGTCATAGGCCGTGGCGATTTCCAGCCCGTGCGGGGGGATGACCACGTCACCGATGTCCAACATGGCGTGTTGGCCTTCACAGCGGATCGCGCTCATCTCCGCCCAGCCCTCGGCCGGGGCGGTTAGCGGCGCTGTGCTGCCCGCGACGTAACCTGGGGCAACCAGCGAAATGAACATCCGGTCGATGTCGGCGGGGTGGATCGGGTCCGCCTCAGCGGGGAGCACATAGCCTCCAGCTAGACCGGTGAAGTCAAGCTGGATCAGCGCCTCTGTGGCGGTCCCTTGGGCATAGTTCCACAGCCGGACGTACCAGGTGCGCGGCTCGCCCGAAGAATCGCGACCTTCGATCGTCAGCACCGGGCCGTTGACCGCATCGAGGGCGATTACCCCGCCAGAACGCCAACGGAAGGTCAGCCGGGTGTGCGAATAATCCCGGTTGGTGACATAAGCCAGCAGCGGGTGATCGAGGCCGTCCGTGCTGTCCCAGATGATCCCGGCCAGATCGCCCTGTCGCAGAAATACAGCATCGACCCGCAACGCGTCTGGCGCCGGGCAAGTCAATGCAGCCATCATGGGCCGAGGGAAATTGACCGTCCAGAATCGCGGATCGAACCGCTGGATCCAGTCGCTGTCCTGCCCTTCGCGTTTCGCCGCGAGCCAGAATGCCATGGGATGTTCCTTTGGATCAGTATTCGCTCAGCGCCCGGCGCACGGCGCTGGCGACTTGGCGGCTGGAGCGTTGGAGAGCTTGGGGGGCACTGGTCCCTTGCGGGGCGGCGATGGTGATGTTTACCCGCACGTCGCGGCCCGGCCCGGACATGCCGGTTTCGATCCGTCCGGCGCTGGTCGGTACGAACAGTTCTGGTCCGCGTTCGCCCACGACATAGCCGCGCCCTGGCGCAACCGGGCCGCCGGTGGCGCGGCCGGGCAGGCCGAGCAGCGATCCGATCATGTTGCCAAGGCTCTGGAACAGGTTGGACCCGCTGCCACCGCCACTCCCGCCAATGCCAATCTGAGAGAACAGGTTATTGAGGGCCTGGCTCGCAATCTGGTCGATCAGGTTGAGCGCGATCTTGCGCAGATCTTCAAAACCCAGGCTGCCCTTGCGGATTGCGGTCATCAGTCCGCGTTCCAGCGCATCGCCAGCGCGGCTGAACCCATCGACAAGCTGGCTGTCAAAAGTGCCGCGCATGGCCGCGACATCGGCGGCGAACCCTTGGGTGTTGGCGCGCACTTCGATCAACAGGCTGTCGACAGTATCAGGCATTTTCGCGCTCCATCAAGCGGTTAAGGTCGGTGCGGGACAGCGGTCCGGCATCGGACGAAGTGGGGGCGAGGATCGCGGCAAGCTCGGCCGGGGTGGCTCCCCAGAATTCTGCGGGACGCCAGCCGAGCAACCGCGCCGCGAGACCGGCCAGCAGCGCAGCGCCGGGGCCGAAGCTGTCGCTCATGGAGCAGGCGGGTCAGCCCGGCCCTGCAGGATCTGGCCGAGCAGAATGCGCAGCGGCTGGCTTGCTTCGGCCAGCCCCAATGCTATCACCGCTTCGCCCACATCCTCGCGGGTCACTTCGGTGCGATCGGCCAGACAGTGCCAGAACAGCGCGGCCAATTCGGCCAGCTTCAACTGCCCCGCCCCAGCGCGCTCGACGAGCGCGAAGAGTGGGTCCAGTTCTTCCTCGGCCGCGACCAGCGCGGCGAAACTGGGGCGGAGCAGACGCGGCGAACCGGCGAGGGGGAGGCTCGCTTCGCCGCGGAACGGGTTGGCAGAGGTATGGGTCATGCAGACACCACTTCGCCTGAGCTTTCGAGGCTGAGGGTGTAGTTGCGCTCACCATTGAAATCGCCAGAGTAATCGAGCTTCTGCACGAGGAATCGCCCGCGCAGTTTTTCGCCGTCCTCAAACGACAGCTCGTAGTCATCGAGCGTGCCGCTCATCGCATTGGTGCGGATCTGGGCCTCGGCGCTGCTGCCCAGGAAAATCCCGGCGGCGCTGACTGAGACCGAACGGACCCCGGCGCCCGACAGCATCTCGCGCCAGCCGCCGCTTTCCTTGCTGGTGATCACAACGGCATCGCCGCTGATCGACATCTGGGTGGTGCGGAGGCCCGCGACGGTACGGTAGACGGCGGGGCTGGCCCCATCGGAAATCTTGAGCAGGAATGCGCTGCCTTTCTGGGCGGCCATCTGGGTTCTCCTTGAAAAGGGTGAAGGGGTCAGTCCGCCATTACGCGGAAGCGGTATTCGAGCAGGATCGCGCGGCTATTCGCGCCGCGTTGCTCGGCACGGGCGCGCAGGAACTGTGTGGTGACCACGCGGAAGCCGGGTTGCGCGGCAGGCAAGCTGGCGACCCGGTTTTCGATCAGGCCGACCAGTGTGGCGGCGCTATCGGCCCGGTCACCCCGGCAGTGCAGTTCGAGCGCCACGCGAACCTCGCGGCCAATGCGGTCCTTCGCGCTCCAATCGGCGCTGGCGCTGGCTGCGATCGCGAGCCACGGCAGTGCGGTGCGTGAGGGTGCCTCTTCAACCAGAGCATTGAGCTGCGACGAGAGTGCAGTATCGCTGGCCAGCCAGCCCATCAGCGCGCTGCGCAGGGCAATTTCCATCGGGGCTATTCCTTGGTGAAGTTCGGCCAGAGCAGCCGGGCATTGCGCCAGGCGCTGGCTGGATCTCGGCGCATGGTGCGGGCGGTTTCAGCGGCGGCCTCACCCAGCAGGCGGGCCCGCTCGATCAGCCGTGCGGCGAGCGCATCAAAGTTCGCCGCGCTCATGCCAACCGCAACCGGCGCCACGGCCGCCACAGCGCAGCGACCGCCGCAGGGGGCATGCTGGCTGCGCTGTCATCCTCGCGGCTGCGATACTGGAACGCGGCGAGCCGCAGCACGCCGTGGCGCAAGGCTTCGGGCAGGCTGGGCCAATCGGCGGCAAGGCCAGCAGTGAACCGCACCGCGACCCGTCCGGCGGCGCCGGGGTTGCTGACCAGCACCCGCCCCCCGCCATCGGCGTCAAGCTCGATGGCATAGTTCGCCACCGGCAGTTCAAATCGGGCGCCTTCGGCCGGGATTCCCTGGACCCCGGCGATTGCCTGAACCGGGCGGGTGGACAGCGCGGTCCAGCTGGTCGCGGCCGCCAGCACTTCCTCGCAATCCTGCTGCAAGGGCATGGTGCCGGTGAAATCTTCGCACAGATCGAGCGCCATGCGGAGCAGCGCGGTCAGCTGTGCATCATCGCCAGACGTGGTGATGCCGAGCCAGTCCTTCAGCTCGGAAAGGGCCGTCGGTGCAAGCACCGCAGGCGTGATGATAGCCCGCTTCATGGCGGTCTCCAGATTGGGGAATGGGATGGGGAAATGGAAAGTGCAGGGGGCGGGATGAGCCCACCCCCTGCGGATTCGGTCTAGACCGAGACCTTCAGCAACTTGATCGCTTCACTGTCGAGCACCTGTCCGCCAATCCGCTTGGTCGCGTAGAAGTTCACGAACGGCTTGTTGGTGAACGGATCGCGCAGGATCGTGGTCGCGCGGCGTTCGGCGATCAGATAGCCGTTCTTGAAGTTGCCGAAAGCGACCGGGAAGGCATTGGCCGCAACATCTGGCATGTCTTCGGCTTCGATAACCGGATAGCCGAGCAGGCGGGTCGGCGCGCCATCGGTGATCCCCGGCTGCCACAGGAACGAGCCATCGGCGGCCTTGAACTTGCGGATCGTGCTGAGCGTCTTGGAATTCATCACGAAGACCGCGCCCTGCCGGTGCGCGGCTTTGAGCGAATGGACCATGTCGATCAGTTTCAGTTCCGGGGTCGTGTCAAACGCCGAGGCATTGCCGGTGGCGGTGAACTGCAGCGTGCCGAACGGACGGGTGGTGTCCGCCGCGTTGCTGGTCGCCGCGCCCAGGAAGCCCTTGGGCTGGTTGGTGCCAGTGCCATTGACGAAAGCGCTGCCTTCGGCGCGGGCAAATTCGACCGCGATTTCATTCGCCAGCCAGCTCTCCAGATCGAAGGCTGCATCGTCCAGCATCGCCTGGCTTGCCGCCGGGTTGGCATAGAGCTCGCCCATCGGCGGGGCGATTTCGTTGAACTTGGTCGTCGCGGTTTCCGGCCGTGCACCGGTTTCGCTGACCCAGCCCGAAGCCGAACCGCCCGAGCTGACGAGCTTGCGATAACCCGCAGTGCCGATCTGGACCACTTGAGCGATTGCCCGGATCGGGCTGATCGATTTTAGCTGGGCAGCGATCATCGCATCGATCTCACGCGGGACGGCATAGCCGCCATCGGCGAGGACCCCGGCGGTGATCGACTTCAGCTCGCTCTCCCGGCCAAAGCGCAGGTAGCCGTCGACAAAGCCCTTCAGTTCCGGGCTGGCGCCAGTGGCCCCGCCCAATGCCGGACGGGCAGCTGCCCGGCTGACTTTCTCAAGCCGCGATTTCACTTCATCAACATCACCGCGCAGCGCGCCCAGCGCCTGTTCGGCGGCGTCCTGACGGGAGACGATATCAAACGAGGCATCGAGCGCCTCGGCAGGTACTTCATTGTCCATGGATAGGCCTTTCGTGTTGTGATCCTCCCCGGACCGGGGAGGGGGACCACCGAAGGTGGTGGAGGGGTACGGGCGAGTGGTCCTGACGGTGAGGGGATGCGCTGTGCGGCGCGTGCCCCTCCACCGCCCAAGCGGGCGGTCCCCCTCCCCCGGTGGGGGAGGAACTATTTGACCAGATGCACCCGCGCGGCGTGCTGCATCGGGTGGGTGACCAGGCTGACCTCGAACAGATCGACGTCGGTCAGATCGCGGCCCTCGGCGTGGCGAGAGAAACCGCGGGCGCGGTAACCGAACGAGAGGCCGGTCACCGCGCCGCGTTTGACTGCGGCAGCCGCGCCGCCGTTCGGGTTGTCGATCGTGGCGATTACCCGCAGGCCGCGGGCGTCTTCGCCGACAGTTTCGACCCAGCCGATCCGCTGATCGGGGCGATGCTGCCAAAACAGCGGCAGCGGTTCGCGCCGTTCGGCCAAGGTGCGGGCAAAGGCGCCCTTGCGGATCGCATCACGCCCGGCGTCGCGCCGATCGAACAGCGCGGCGTAACCGGCAATGCGCAAAGCGCGTTCGTCACCCCGGACTTGATCCGGGGTCATTTGAGCAGCCCGGTGGCGCCAGTGCGGAACACGATGCCCAGCAGCAGCAGCGCCAGCAGCCCGCGCACCACCCAGGTCACGGCCGCCTTCCAGGCGCTCGATTTGGCATCGCGCCAGGCCTGCAGCAGCTGGCGCAACTCGCTGAGGTCCGAATGGGCCGAGGGATCGTCGAGGCCCATCCGATTTAGCACGCGCTCGGCACCCAATTCGCTGGCCTCTTCGATAATCGCGCGCAGCGTCACCAGTTCGGCGCCCTGATCCTCGGCCTGAGCGATCAGCCGGGCGACCATTTCATCACGGTTCATGATTTGTTCCTTTGTTTTTCCACTCGCGTGGGGGCAACACCGGCCCGCTCCCCCTCCCGGCCACCCATAGCGTAACCTAGAGTTGGGTGGCCGGGAGGGGGAGCGGGCCGGTGTTGCCCCTGTTTCAGCTAGGCTGAAACAGACTTGGACGCCGCAAGGCCGAGCATCGCGCGCTTTTCATCCGCACTGAGGAATTCCGCCGAGCCGATCTGGCTCCACAGCCGCTCGCGGTCTTCAGCCAAGGCCGGGATCCGGTCGAGATCGACGACAAGTTGCTGATCGGGGAACCAGGTGACCAGCCCCTCGGACAGCGCCGAGAGCAGCTTGCCCGCGAGCGGCAACAGCGTCAGCCGCCACAGCGCGCGGTTGGCCTCACGGTAATTGGCATAGGTCGCATCCCCCGGCAGGCCGAGCAGCATCGGCGGAACGCCAAAGGCCAGCGCAATATCGCGCGCGGCGGCCGCCTTCAGCTCGGCAAAGTCCATGTCGGAGGGCGACAGGCTGAGCGCCTGCCATTTCAGCCCGCCTTCCAGCAGCATCGGCCGCCCGGCATTGGCGTGCCCGGCATAGGCCTCGGCCAACTCATGCTTGAGCCGATCGAATTGGTCCGCGCTCAGCCCGCCGCCATCGCCCGGATCATAGACCAAGGCCCCCGATGGCCGCGCGGCGTTTTCGAGCAGGTTGCGGTTCCAGGCGGCGGCAGCGTTGTGGCTGGCGACGGCTTCGTCGGCGGCGGCGAGGCAGCTGGCGCCGTAATGGTCATCGGCGGGGTGGAAATACTTGATGTGGATCAGGTTGGGGCTGGCGTCTTCATCCAGCACCGGAATGCTCAGCGCCTGCTCGCCAACCTTATAGGCATAGCCGCTCGGCCAACCATCGGCCCCGGCGATCACGCTGACTCGCTCGGGCCGCAGCGCAAACAGTTCGGCCGGCGCGCCGGTGCCATCCTTGATCACCTGGACATAGGCATTGCCGTGCAGCAGCAGCTGGCTCGCCAGCGTTTCGAGCAGCGATTGCCCGGCAGAGGTCGCGGAAACCAGCGCGGCCAATTTGGGATCCACCGGGGCAAGCGGCGCCCCGCCAATCCCCTCCGCCACCAACCGCACCGCGCGCTGCGCCACGGGGTTATCAAGATACCCCCGCTTGACCGCCCGGGCGTAATCAAACGGCGCCTTGGCGCTGCCCTCGGCATAAAGCCAAGGCGAAGTAAACGTGCGCGCGAGCGGCACGCGCGGAGAGCCCCCGCCCTTGAAGGCGGAGGCCAGAGTTTGAAGGAAGGACATGGGGGGCCTTTCGGTCAGGGAATCGCTCGATCACAACCAAGGCGCATTTCTGACGCATTGGCCCATCGCTTCTCCCACGAGAGAAAAGCGTGATGTCAAGATTGTTTAGTGTGGAAAGATGGCTAGAAACGCGAGACCCCCGGAGGGCCTTTCAGCTGTCCGGGGGCTCTGTCTAGTCCGGCGGATCCTTGCGGACCCCGGCTCTCACGTGCGGATTTAGAGCGTTATGCCCTTGCGTCAAGTGAATATAGCATATCCAGTTACTCCTGCCTTAACGGCGGCATTCGTGCGCACAATCTCGCCAGAACGCTGGCGAACCTATCAGATTCACGCTGGTTTCAACGAGAGTCTTGCCCATCGACTCTACATTTGGAACGCGGCAATTGGGCAAAGCTTTCACTTTCCGCTGCAAACGGTCGAGGTGTCGCTCAGAAATGTCGTTCATCATGCCCTTGCCTCCTTGCATGGGCCGAACTGGGCAACAGACCCGGTTTGCCGTGCGATGTTGAGGGCGAAGCAAGTAGACGATATCACTAAGGCCGAGCGGCGTCACTATTCAATCTACAATCAGGTCGCCACTACGCCACAGATCGTCGCATCACTATCACTCGGCTTTTGGGCTGCAATGTTGCGGAAAGGCTACAATCAGCCCGTCTGGGCGACGCAAGCGGCTCTTGCCTTTCCATTTTTGCAGCCGGGCCGCACAATCATTGACGTTAGTCGAGCTGCTACGCGTATCCAGGATCTTCGCAACCGAATTTTCCACCAAGAACCTCTGATTGGTCGCAACCTAAGTGCAGACTATGGTGATATCATCGCAGTGCTGGCGGCCATTTGCGTGGAAACAAAAGATTGGATGCGGGCATATTCATCCGTCCCCATGGTGATGCGCGAACGACCGCGGTGAACTCGCTTTGATTTCATCTACCCCACCCAAACCCGCGGCACTCCCCTACGCCCCAGCATCAACTCCGTCAGCGCCCAAACCGCCGCATCGGCCCGGTCCGGCGACCGCCCCGGGCCTTCGTAACCGCCCCCCGCCATCAGCCCGCAGAGCTCGTCTTCGAGCGCCGGAAACAGGCCGCAATGGCGGACCCTTCCGGCTTCGTATAGGGCCGCGACCGGTTCGGCGCGGGCGCTTTTGCCTTTGCTGGCGTGGACCAGTTTGAGCGGCAAGTTCAGTTCGGCGGCACGCAAAACGCTGGCGACCATCGCGCCGCCCTGGTTGGCTTCGGCGACGACCCGGTCGGCGGACCAGGCTTCGGCGGCTTTGGCGACGGCGCGGGCCCATTTTTCGGGGCTGGCTTTTTCGACAGAGCAATCGGCCAGAACGCGGGCCAGGCCGTCTTCACTCAGCGCGCAAACCACGATCCCACAGGCGTCGCCCGCAGCCGAGGCTGGCGGATCGACCCCGATCACCACACGAATGGCGGGGCTGTTCGGTGCTGCCTCACGTGCTTGCTCCAGCATGGCGCGGGTCCACAGCGCGCCGGGCAGATCAGCGATCAGCTCGCCGTCCAGTTCCTGCCGGCCGAGCAATGATTTACCGTACCGGCGCTTCATGCCGGTCAGGAACCGGGTGGAGAGGTTGTCCTTGTTGTCTTCGGTCTTGCCATAGACCAGCGCGCGTAGTTCTTCCGGTTCGTCCAGCAGGCGGCGAACCAGCGGCACGGCACGCGGCGTTGTGGTGGCCAGCACGCGGGGATGTTCGCCCAGCCGCAGCCCGAGCAGCAGATTGTCCCAGCAGCGGGTCGCCCGCTCGTTCACATTCTCCCACTTGGCAATCTCGTCACACCACGCGTGGCTATGCTGCGGCCCGCGCAGGCTTTCCGGCTCGCCCGCGGAATAGAGCGTGGCTTGCGCGCCATTGCCCCAGGTCAGCCGCCGCAGCGACGGTTCAAAGCTCGGGATCTGGCCCGGCGGGCAGACCGCGAGAATGCCGCTTTCGCCCTCAACCATCACCGCGCGGACTTCGCCGAGCGAGGCGCCGACCAGCGCGATCCGCGCTTCGGGATGGCCTTGCGCCGTGGTGCGGACCCATTCGGCCCCGGCGCGGGTTTTACCGAAGCCGCGCCCGGCCAGAATCAGCCAGGTGGTCCAGTCCCCGGGCGGGGGCAGCTGGCGGGTGCGGCCCCATAGCTGCCAGTGATGGCGGAATTCCTTGCGTTCTTCCTCGGTCAGCGTGCGGATCGCGGCGAGCCGCTCCGGTTCTGGCAGATCGACCAGCGCATCAAGCAGTTCGTGGTTCGACATCGATGACCTGCTCAGCAGCGAGAGCTTCCGGGGTGGCGAGACGGCGTTGACGGATTACTTCCAGCTTGGCGTTGATCGACTGGATGATCGCTTCGGAATCCTCGTTTGAAGAAATCGCCCGCTGGCGTGCCGCCGCGTCGCGATGCGCGGCGAGCAGGCGCAGCGCGGTGGCATTGTCAAAAGTGCGGGTGCCTTTCTTGGCCCCGGCGGCAGGCTTGATCTCGCCATCGCGCAGCCGCCGCAGCAGCTCCATTTCAAGATGGTCGTAGCCTTCGCACAGCGCGCGTTGCCAGGCCCGGTTGAATTCGGGATTGGCGCGGCGCGCGTCATAGGCGGCGGTTTTGTTGATGCCGGCCTTGTTGGCAGCGGCAGTGACGTTGGAGGTTGCCGCCAGTTCGCCAAGGAACAGCTTGGACCATTTGACAAAAGGCACTTTCTTGGCCGGAACCGCAGCAGCGTTCCGGCGCGACTTGGGCGTGTCGGCCAT